GACTTTGCTGTAAGACATGCTCTTGAAGCTTGGCATAACTCTTTGAACTCTCACGAACCTAACGTAAGAGATTCTGGGTATCAAAGACCTGAATCTTACAAAAGAGACGGTTCTGTTATCCAGTATTCTAAGTCTGGTGACATTCTTAGAAAGTATAAGTTTGTTGGTTGTTTCCCTTCTGATCTTACTGCTATCGGTCTTGACTGGGCGCAGTCTGATGTAATTGAAGAGTTTCAAGTAAACTTCAAATATGACTATTGGTTGTTAGATGAATCTAGAAGTGTTAGAACTAATTCAGTAGCACCCGGCAATGAAGGTGAATTTGTTGCTGAAGGTCGAGCACTTTAAAATAAGGTATAGTTGATGGAAATTTTTGGTTTTAATATTAATCGTGTTCAAAAAGAACACGAAGACAATAAAACAGTAAAGACATTTACACAGCCAGAGTTTGATGATGGTTCTATCAGCGTCAGCACTGGTGGGTTTTATGGGTCTTATGTTGATCTTGATGGATCCGTAAGGAATGATGTTGAATTAATTAATAGATATAGAGATATGGCAATGCAGCCCGAAGTTGAGGTTGCTGTTGATGATATTATCAATGAGGTGATTAATCCTGATGAAGCTGGTGATACACTAAAAATTTCCCTCGACAAAGTTCCAGTTGGTGCAACGCTTAAAAAATTAATTTACACGGAATTTGAGAAGGTTGTTGAACTTCTTGAATTCCGTGAAAAATCCTATGAGATGTTTAGAAAGTGGTATGTTGATGGTAGACTTTATTATCATGTAGTCATTGACGAACAAGCACCTGAGATAGGTATTCAAGAATTAAGGTACGTTGATCCAAGAAAGATCAAAAAAGTTGTAGAATTTGAAGAAGTAAAAGATCCGAAAACAAAAGCTTCTGAAAAGAAAATAAAAAATGAATACTACATGTATAATAATGACGGTTTTCTAGGATCAAATGTATCGGCCATGCCTCAGACGGCATCGACAATTAAAATTGCAAAAGACTCTATCATTTACTGTGATTCTGGAATCAATGATAGAGCAAATAAGATGGTACTCTCCCATCTCCACAAAGCAATCAAGCCAGTCAATCAGCTTAGAGCTTTAGAAGATGCTGCAGTCATTTATAGACTTGCAAGAGCGCCAGAAAGAAGAATTTTCTACATTGACGTAGGTAACTTGCCGAAAATGAAGGCAGAACAATACCTCCGTGACATGATGATGAAACATAAGAATAAGCTTGTTTACGATGCTTCATCAGGTGAGATCAAAGATGATCGTAAGTTTATGACAATGTTAGAGGACTACTGGCTTCCAAGAAGAGAAGGTGGTCGTGGTACGGAAATTGGCACACTGCCGGGTGGTAATAACTTGGGCCAGATGGAAGATATCCTTTACTTCCAAAAGAAACTTTATAGAGCACTTAATGTTCCAACTTCCAGAATGGAAGCTGAAGTATCTTACACTCTCGGAAGAGCTTCTGAGATTAACAGAGACGAAGTTAAATTTCACAAGTTTGTGAAACGTTTAAGAGTAAAGTTTAACGAGTTTATTTACACATGCCTAAAAACACAGCTTGTTCTCAAAGGCATTATGAACATTGCAGAATTTGATTCTATCAAAAAAGATATTCTTATTAGATACAATGAGAATAACTTTTACACAGAACTTAAAGAGAACGAAATTTTCAGAGAACGTTTGATGACGCTTAGAGAGGCTGAGCAATACAACGGCAAATACTTCTCTACAGAATACATCAAGAAAAACATTCTGAGACAGACAAATTCTGATGTTCAACGTATTATGACAGAAAACATGCTTGAATATCAACAGTCTCAACAGATGCAACAGACAAACTCTTCTGATCAAGAAGAATAAATAAAGGAAACAAAGGAGAACCCAAATGAGTAATGTAAAAAATATTATTCACTATATTGCTGAAGATGACTTAAGCGGTGCTTTGACAGCCTTTAAAGGTGCAATGTCTCAGAAGCTGATTGAGGCTATTGATAAAAGAACCAATGAAATTCAACACGAAATTTCAGAACAATACCCAGAAATCTTTGACTCCGAAGCTGACAAAGAGTTCGTTGCTAAGCATTCGGGAGACGTTGTTGATCATCCAGTAGCTGATGTTGACCAGCCTGTAGACAGAGAGCAGGGACACAGAGAAGCTGACTATGACGATGATGAAGATGAACAGGTCAACGAAGAAACTGAGGAAGATCTTGAAGAAGAGTCTGAAGACGATTCGGATGACGAAGAGTAAAAGAGGATATAGATATGTCAAAGAAACTTTTATTGGGTAAAGAAAAGAAAGTTAAGACAGAGGATAAGTCAAGCTTTACGTATGCTGCTGCTGAAGCTGCTCTTGCTGATAAAAAGACTTTCGATTTTGACGGTAAAGAATATCCAGTCGAGATTACCAAAGAAAAAGCTAAAGAAATTGTTAATGAAGAATATGAATTCTTTATGGAACAGGTAGAACCGTTTGATATTAGTCCTCTTCAAGATTATGTTGATAACCAAGCTGTATATGGGAATATGGGTGAATTAGCTTCAGATGACAACGGCAACCCAGCTTTATTTGGAAAAATTGTTCAAACAACAATAAAGTTTTTACAAGCGGTTGGAATTACTCCTCCTTCGGAGACCGTTTTGAGATCTAAATTTGCAGCAAGACAAGCAGTTCCTGAAATTAGAGAACTGCAAAAAGAACTCGGTGTTGGAGTTGATGGTAAAGTCGGTCCAGACACATTTTCTGCAATGATTTCTAATTATAAAAATTTGAAATTCAAAAACCCACCAAAAAGCTGGTCTGAACTTTTAGCTGATTTTAATCGTCAAGTTTCTACAGTTAAAACTTTCTTTGGCAACATTCCTAAAAATTGGTTGGAAGGATTAGCAAGTAGTATTGGTATGATTTCCTCCGGTTCTGGTGTCGCTGGTAGAATGATGGGAATTCTTCAATCTTTAGGCTTAGTAGCTATTCCTCTCTCCGTTGTGCTGGCAGTCGGTCTTGCTGGAAGGTTTGGGTGGAGAAGATACGTTAGAAGCAGAGAAAAGAGACAACTTGCTAGAATGTTTGCAAATGATAATGACATCTACAAGATTCTTGAAGCAAAAGCACAAGAGGCCGTTAAAGATATTCCAGATTTTGATGAGATCTTATTGAAAGAAATTATTAGAAAAACTGAGGCTGCTGAAAAGAGGTTTGGTATCTAAAATGAAACTCATCACAGAATTAAATGAGGAAGTAAGCTTCCTTAAAGAAAACAAATCTGGAAAACCTGAGTATTTCATTGAGGGTATTTTCATTCAAGGCGAAAAGAAAAATAAAAACGGTAGAGTTTATCCTATCGAAATCCTTGAAAAAGAAGTTAAAAAATACTGTGATACTCTTGTTGAAAAGAATAGAGCTTTTGGTGAGTTAGGTCATCCTGAAGGTCCAACAATCAATCTCGATAAAGTTTCCCACATGATTGTAGAGATCAATCAAGATGGACCAAACTTTATTGGTAAAGCTAAAATTCTTGATACACCAAATGGTAAGATCGTTAAGACTCTTATTGATGAAGGTGCAACACTTGGGGTTTCGACAAGAGGAATGGGTTCTTTGAAATCCAGAGGTGAGTATCAGGAAGTACAAAATGATTTTTCTCTTGCCACTGCAGCAGACATTGTAGCAGACCCTTCTGCTCCTGATGCCTTTGTCAATGGTATTATGGAAGGTGTTGAGTGGGTTTGGGACAATGGAATCTTAAAAGCTTCTACCATTGAAAGATATGAAGAAATCGTTGAAGAGAAAACTAGATCAAATAGTTTGACCCCAGAAGCTAAACTAGCATTATTTGAGAATTTTCTCAAAAACTTATCTAAATAAATAATACTCAGTTAAAGGAGTTTTTAAAAATGGCACGTAGAAGAAAAGTTGTTGAATCAACAAATATTCCTCCAGTAGAGGAACCAACACCAGAGTTGTCCTCTTCTCAGGTGGTAGCTTCACCCATGCCTTCCGAAAGACCACAAGATAATCCGGTCGGTGAAGGTATGTCAAGAGCAGACAAAAATTCTGCAATCATCAATGCTGTTCTCACAGCAGATGATGCAAAAGTGAATCAGGTACTTGCTACAGTAGCTGAACCTGCTCCAGAGACAACAGAAGCAAAGCCTGAAGACAAAGCAGACGAAATTCCAGATGAAGCTGCTGTCGTCAACCAGTCTACTATCATGGCTAAAGAAGCTGTCGATACTATTTTTGCTGGTGAAGGGCTTTCTGAAGAAGTTAAGAACAAAGCTGCTGCTATCTTTGAAGCGACCATTGCTCAAAAGATGGAAGAAGTAGAAGATCAAATCATTGCAGAAATTTCAGAAGATTTTGAAATTCAGTTCAACAATGAAGTAGAATCTCTTACAGAAGCTGTTGATGGTTTCATTACTGATTCTGTACAAGATTACATGATCGAAAACAAGCTTGTGCTTGATAACGGCATTAAGGGTGATCTTTACGAGAACATGATCACCGACATCTCTAAAGTCATTAAGTCTTACAACATTGCAATTGATGACTCTCAAGTAGAGATGGTTCAGGAAGCTTACAACGAAGTGGAAGAGCTTAAGGGTAAGCTAAACGAACAGATTAAAAAGAACATGAACCAGAGAACTCATATTAATGAGCTTGAGAAGGCTCTGGTTTTCGAGGCAGTTTCTGCAGACCTTTCTTTGATGCAAAGAGATAAGTTAAAGAAATTAGCAGAAAATGTTGATGCTGACAATGCTTCTCAGCTTAATGATAAATTAGTAGCACTTAAGGAAACTTTTGTTGCAAATGAGTTTGATACAGCATCGGTATTAAGAGAAGCAGTGTCTTCCAATGTTTTCTATATGGATGAGCAAGTTGAAGTTGAGCAAAATGATAAATACATCGACAATAATGTAAAGAAATACGTTGATGCAGTTTCTAATCATGTAAAAAAAGTCTAAGTAATAGGAGTTACAAATGAACTTACACGAAAACGTCGTAAATAAGTGGTCTCCTCTCCTTGATCATCCAGATCTGCCAGAGATTGAGAATAGCCACAGAAGAGCAGTGACAG